TACTCTGCATTTGTTCTAACAGATATTACTGAGTTTCCACATAGAATTGTGGCAAAATATAGAAACAACACAATAAAACCAATGTTATTCCCTAATATTATATGGGAAGTTGCAAGAAAGTATAATGAGGCATTTATATTATGTGAAGTCAATGATATTGGGGATCAGGTTGCATCAATCTTACAATATGACCTTGAGTATCAAAACCTTCTTATGTGTTCTATGAGGGGCAGAGCAGGTCAAATTGTTGGGCAGGGGTTCTCAGGGACAAAAACACAACTTGGATTAAAAATGTCCAAGACAGTAAAAAAAGTTGGTTCTCTTAATCTTAAAACTCTTATTGAAGAGGATAAGTTATTCTTTAATGATTATGAAATTATATCTGAATTAACAACCTTTGTTGCTAAACATAATTCATTTGAGGCAGAAGAAGGATGTAATGACGATCTAGCAATGTGTTTAGTAATCTATGCTTGGTTGGTAGCACAAGATTACTTTAAAGAATTAACTGACCAGGATGTAAGAAAGAGAATTTATCAAGAGCAAAAGAATCAGATAGAACAAGACATGGCACCTTTTGGTTTTATAAATGATGGTCTAGATGATTCAACATTTGTAGATGATGATGGTGACAGGTGGTTTGTTGATGAATATGGAGACAAAGGTGGAGGAATGGATTATATGTGGAACTATAGATAATGGATTCCAAGATTAAAGTTATAAATTTAATAAGAATTGTTATTTGTTTTCAATTAGTAATAACTGGATCAACTATTTTAGGTTGTTTTTTACCTGACAAGTCTTGTGATTCAGAAACAAAACAACATATTGCCAACATGATGACAGTTATTACAACATCCACATTTGCATTGTATGCAGCAGAAAAATAATGAATTTTGATGAGCAGTTTAAATTAGGTCATTTACTTTTAGATGAAAGAAAATGTAGATCTTGTGGTATAAGAAAAAATCTTGTAGATTCATTTTACAGGACAAGAAAAGATAGAGGACCCACTGCATCATCTTTTTCTTATGAGTGTAAAGAATGCACCATCAAAAGAATAGTAGATAGTAGAAAAAAGAAGACACCATTTTGTGACTGGCAGTATCCAGATTGGTAGTTCATGCATTGTTTCCCCACTGAAACCCCTGAAAACAATAAATAATTTCAGTCAATCATGAGAACTTTAAGGAGAGAATTTAATGGCAACTCCTCAATTATCTCCAGGTGTATTGGTCAGGGAAGTTGACCTTACAGTTGGTAGAGCTGATAATGTTCTTGATAATGTTGGTGCAATTGCTGCACCCTTTAAGAGTGGTCCTGTTGAAGAAAATGTTCTGATTACAAATCAGAGTCAATTATTAGAAGTATTTGGTCGTCCCCAGTCTAATGACAGACATTATGAGGATTGGATGGTTGCATCTGAATTCCTTTCATATGGTGGTGCTCTCCAGGTAGTTAGAATAGATGGTAGTGGTCTTAAGAACTCAAATGCAGGTGTATCTGTAGCATCTACCTCATTAAAGATTAAGAATTTTGATGATTATGAAGCAAACTATTCATCTGCTACTGATTTCTTCTATGGTTCAAGAGAACCTGGCGAATTAAACAATAATCTTAAAGTCTGCACCATTGATAACTTTGCAGACCAAACAATTGGTATTACTACAACAAATCCTGGAGCATCAGGTGCAACAGTTGGATTTGGTGTTACTGTTCAACTTACTAGTGTTGCAACTCCTGGTGCAGGAACAACAACTGCATTCACTGGATTCCTCAAAGGAATTATTACTGGTGTTACAACTGACTCTTCTTCACAAGAAAAGAGTTCATTTGATGTTAAAATTGTCTCCAGAGTATCTGGAATGGCAACAGATTCAGGAACTGAGTATCCTATCACTTATCAGGTAGGTGATGTTGGCAGATCTATTGAAGCATCTGATGCAATCACCTTTGTAAACAACTCTGGTATTAACACTGGTGGTGGTGGAGCATCTCATGCTACTGTCTCTGCTTTAACTGCTGTTGACTGGTATGATCAGCAAACTCTTTCACTTACAAACTCAACTGTTTTCTGGAAGAACCTTGCTCCAAGACCTGTAGATAACAACTTTGCATCATCAAGAAATGCACACAATGATGCAATTCATGTTGCCATTGTTGATGATTTTGGAACTGTAACAGGTGTACAAGGAAATATTCTTGAGACAAACTTCTTCCTTTCAAAAGCACTTGATGCTGAAGAAGATGGAAATGCTCCAATTAGAAATTACTATAAGAACTTCCTTGCATTAAATTCACAATACATCTTTGCTGGTGCTAATCCTGGAACAACAACTGATGCTGTTAATGGTGTTTCTGCCCAAGCAGGTGGATTCTCTAGTGGATTTACAAAAGTAGTTGGTGGTTCTGGTGCATGGGGTCTTAATGCTCAGGGTGTTACTTATAATGTGCTTGGAAATGTAAGTTACACACTCCTTGGTGGTGCTGATTATCAAGCATCAGGAGGAATGGCACCTGCACTTGGTGATGTTCTTACTGGATATAAACTTTATGAAAACAAAGATGAAATTTCAGTTGACTTCCTCTTAGGGGGAGCATCAATGAATGATCAACTGTCATCTCAAGCAAAAGCAAATCTGTTGATTTCTATTGCTGAAGGTAGAAAGGACTGTCAAGCAGTTATTTCACCACACAGAGCAAATGTAGTTAATGTTTCTAATTCTACAACTGCTACAAATAATGTATTGAACTTCTACTCACAAATTAGTTCTTCATCTTTTGGTGTTCTTGATAGTGGTTATAAGTATGTCTTTGATAGATTCAACAATGAATTCAGATTTATCCCTCTGAATGGTGATGTTGCTGGTATTATGGCAAGAAACAATTCAGTTTATCTGCCTTGGTTCTCACCTGCTGGTCAAGCAAGAGGAACTCTTAACAATGTAGTTAAGTTGGCATACAACCCCAATAAAACACAAAGAGATCAACTTTACAAAGCAAGAATTAATCCAGTCATTAATCAAAATGCTGCTGGTGCAATTCTCTTTGGTGATAAGACAGCACTTTCCTTCAAGTCTGCTTTTGATAGAATTAATGTTAGAAGGTTGTTCCTTACAGTTGAGCAAGCACTTGAGAATGCTGCAAATGATCAACTCTTTGAATTGAATGATTCTGAGACAAGATCAAACTTTATCAACATTGTTGAACCTTTCTTGACTGATATTCAGGCACAAAGAGGCATTGAAGACTTTAGAGTCATTTGTGATGAAACAAACAATACTCCTGCTATTGTTGACAACAATGAGTTCAGAGCTGATATCTTCATTCAACCTGCAAGATCCATCAACTTTGTAACCCTCACTTTTGTTGCTACAAGAGGTGGAATTAGCTTCGCTGAAGTCACTGGAACTTGATTTAAATTAAGCAATAACACTACGAGGTAACAACAAATGGCAAACATCACAACTAAAAAACTTCATGATTTCAAGACTCAATTGAGGGGTGGCGGTGCCCGCCCCAATCTATTTGAAGCATCCATTCCTGCTTTCCCAGCAGGTATCACTAATGTTGGTGCAATCTGGAACAATACAACTTCTTCAGATTTTAGATTCCTTTGTAAGGCAGCACAACTTCCTGCATCTACAGTTGCAGAAGTTCCAATTCCTTTTAGAGGGAGAATCCTCAAAGTTGCTGGTGACAGAACCTTTGAACCATGGACAGTAACAATTATCAATGATGAGGACTTCAATCTTAGAAGTGCATTTGAGGCATGGATGAATAGCATTAATGATCTGACACATGCTACAGGTATTACTAATCCTTCATCATATATGTGTAATGGTTTCATTGCACAACTGGGTAGAGGAAATGCAAGAAATTCAACTACACATGATCAAAATAATACTGAGCAGCAAATTCTGAGATCATACAAGTTTACTGGTATGTTCCCAACAGAAGTTTCTGCAATTGATTTGAGTTATGATTCAACTGATACCATTGAAGAATTTACTGTAACCTTCCAGGTTCAGGACTTCAGAATTGGTAGAGCAGAAAGTGGAAGAGATGATGGTGCTTCTACTCCTACATTGGTATGATATTTTAAGTTGATAAATACTAGGAGCAAAGGACTCCTAGTATATAATAATGGCAAAATTGTTTGGTTTCTCAATTGAAGATAATGAGAAGCAACCACCAGGACTAATATCTCCAGTTCCTCCTAATAATCAGGATGGATCTGAGAATTATGTTAGTTCTGGTTTTTTTGGTTCTTATGTAGACATTGAAGGAATTTATAAAAATGAAAATGATTTAATCAGAAGATACAGATCAATGTCTCTGTATCCTGAGTGTGATAGTGCAATTGAGGATATTGTTAATGAAGCAATTGTTTCTGATACACATGATTCTCCAGTAGAGATTGAACTTTCAAACTTGAATGCTAGTGATGGCATCAAGAAAAAAATTAGAGAAGAGTTTAGATATATTCTTGACCTACTTGATTTTGATACCAAAGCACATGAGATCTTCAGAAATTGGTATATTGATGGCAGACTATACTATAATAAGGTCATTGACCAGAAAAACCCAGAAGCTGGTATCCAAGAACTGAGATACATTGACGCATCAAAGATGCGTTATGTTAGAAGGATTGTTCAAAGAAAAGGTGATG